GCCACTTTGATCCTATCCACACGGACGTGGAAGGCAAACCTAGAATCGTGCCTTGGTTGACCGTAGTCAACAGGCGATGTAAAGGACAAAGAACTTTCGTTCCGTCCACCACCGGATTCGCTTGAGTCGAAGATTCGATTTCTCTGGATCACGGATCATGAATGCGTCTTCACAGGAATTTTCACCTTGTGACACTGAAATTGCCCGCCAATTAAATTGCCGGAACATTCCAGGAAAGACTATTCGTGCTTGATGCTCTATTCGTCAACAGTCTCCCAGCGACAGGCTTTAAACCCGCCGCCAGGAACGACCTCAGAACGAGTGATACTGCACACAAACAAACACCGAGAGTCGACAACATTACATTTCGACAGTCGTCCCTTCTCGGGAAACACCTCTCCAGTCCTTGCTAACCGCAGGATTGTTGAACACCACACTGCCCCATCTCGTGGCCTCTCAGCCAGGTCGACGTTCGGTGAGTCCTACCCTTCTCACGATCGAGCGATTCGGAATCACGCATCAGCGCGTTGCCACTGGGATCTGGGGGGGATCGTGAATCCCCGTAAACAATTTAAAACGAAAACCCATTGCCAAATTCCATCTAGCCTATCCCATTCCATGGGATCACAGATTTCCGATATTATTCACTCTTGCCCAAGAGAGCGACGACGCGGAGTTCAATCGCGCTCGCTCTCAGACCTCTGATTCAAAACGATGAGTGGGACGTCCGAGGTGCATCTTGTTCCTGAGATACACCATCCCAGCTCCTGCTGCCGCCGTAGCAAGGCCCGATGCACCCGCCGCGAAAGCGGTGTTTGCATTGAAGCTCTGCCCGGCAGGTGGCAAGTTCTGAGAAATCGCTCGAAACCCCGATTCGATGTTGATGACCTCATCTGACAATGTCTTGTCATTCTGAGTCTCCGGAACACCGACCTGAGTCACCGCATGTTTGAAAACCTCCAAAACTTCCAGGTTCAACACGGCCTCAACCAAAATGGAGGAAGAAGCAGGAAGACCACTGAAAACGATGTACGGAACTGACCACGGCGCCGTCGAAGACGAGCTGTAGCCAACCCCATTCGTAATGTTTGGACTGAAAATGAACGAATTAAGGTCCATCGGGCGCATGGTGGCACAAGCCCCACGCGAACCCTTCTCCATGTGATTCGTAGATTGTTGCTGAAAATCCTGAGAGCTGACAGCCGTCAGCCCAGCAAGAGTTACTTCAAACATCTGCCCGGAATAGCAAATTCCGGGAGCCGCCGTCATCGCGATCGACGGAAACGCTCGAATACCGCCAGAAATGATCCTTCCAGACTGATAGTTCGAGGAAATCGGACCCTCGTCCGAAGCAGGAGTCGAACCGTAGCCCACTGAGGCAAAAGCCACAGTATAAGCCAACAGAAATGAGTTCGTGTCATTCCACAACGCAACCGTTGCAGAACCGTCGGCGTTCGACGTGACCGTCGTCCGGAGATACGCACGGACAAGATGACTCGGGACTAAACATCCAAAGCCAAGTTTGCAACCGCCGTTTTCAAACGGATCAACGATACTTCGCCGCCAACACTCCAAGAGGCTCATAAACCTCATCTTCGGACGGGAAACCTGCAGAGTCAACTTCTTGGACTTTGCAGCACCACCTTTATTCCTTTTTACCATCGCATTAAACTTTCCGGGAGGAACCCGGACTGTCAACGCACTTGATTTACTCATGTATGGGATCCAACGAGCAGTCGGACTATACATCGTGTGAAACCCCGAAGGGAAGCTCCGTTGTAGTCTCTCGGCATTCAACAAACAAAATTCATCAACAAATCGGCCCGTCCTCTGACGGCCCTCAATGCATCACCTGAAAACTGCTTGATCTAGCACGGAACTATTAAGGTCGAGCCACAGACTATCCGGTCCATCCGGCATCATCCGCAACAACGCCCACCGTTTTGGGCTATTACACACACAACCCCATGGGAAGTTTAACGACTTTCCCAGGTCGAGAAAACAGCTAATTGCAACCTTTCGTGAAACGACCACGTTCGTAACACAAACACTGATGAAAGGGATCGACCTCCTTCTCGCGACCGGCCAAATGCCGTCGAGCAAAATGAATTCCCCGTAGCTCGTCGAAACAGCGTGAAACCACGCCGTGACAACGGCCACAGAGGAATGTGCCCAACAACCTTGAACCACGTCCAAAAAGATGATCATACTCCTCCACCAGACCAACGAAAATTGACAAACACGAGTCCCCCGAATCATCCACAACAGCAAAAGCCGTCATGAGCTGACCACGAGTCCAAGGAAATGTCAGAACCCGTTCCTCATCAGGAACTGAGCTCCCGCCGGTGCCATCAACCGTTTCCTGGATCTCATCGATGTCTTCATGATCATCGACGGACCCTTCCACTTCCCGAAAACGACGCTCTTCAAAGTCACGAAGACCTGAAGGAGCAGGTGTATCAATTTTCGTCCACGTTCTTTTCAGAAACGGGAATGATGCAAAAGCACCAGGAAGCAGAGCATGAGCCAGCGCTCCGTAATCGAAAGATCGAAGAGGTCTGGGAGGACCGACATTCAGAAATTTCACAAAAAGTCGACCATGTTCGACATAGTCATTCAACCTCTCATGAGACATCGGCGAAAGACGCCGAGGAATCCGCGGAAAAAGAAGTTTCCGATCCACAACCGTCTCGGACTTTTCAGCCGAGTTTAACCGATCATAGACAGTCAACCGCTCCATCCAAGGATCCAACGCGACTCCCTTGAAATCCCCAAAACCCTCGGGAGGCGGTCCTGACCCGATGACCCACGAAATCCCAACGGACATCGCGGGCAACCGAGACAAGATTGACCTCCGACCCTTTCCAGCCGTTCTCAAAGACCGCATTCGTTCACTAACGAAACAAGCGGCCAGCAAACGCTGTTCCCGAGTCGCCCGCCAGGATTGCGGGCCAATCGACCGATCTGCGCCAAAACCACCCAACTCGAGTGGAAGATACCACGCGAACGGAAATTTCAAACCAAAACGAAGTGAAGCAGTACGGAAAGCTTCAGGAACAGCACACGCCGTCCAAGGGCAGAGTTTCACCATCTTCGTTAGCTGCGCGCCCAGTTCAAAGGGAGTTGCAGCCGCAGTCTCATTTTTGATTGAGTACTGCTTGATCAGTTTGAGATTCAGATACCCAAACCGTTTCATGGTTCCCTGAACCCGCCGAAACACCTGAGAGTTGATCATGCAACAGTCGGGGGAAACGTAATTCTTTCCCTGCGAGATCTTAAATCCGCAAGAGGAAGAAATGTTCCGGAAAATATCGATCAGCCGTTGATCTGCCTTAAAAAGCATATCATCGCCGTTCACGATCACATTCCGAAGCAAGTCCTTACGCTCGTCCATTCCGCTGGCAAGACGCTCCTGACTCCATACCGTCCAACTGAACCGATAAACGGCCAAATTGATCAGACACAGAATCGGGAACGACAGCGGATGACCCATCAGCTGACCCTCCACCCTCATCGCCTCAACGCGCTCCTGGAGAACCTCTCCATCGATGCCCAGCATCTTCGCGTACACCATCATCCCAGGAATGAAACTCTGAGCCGCCACGTGTTGTAACGTCTCTGACAGCCCAAACAATGCCGCGTAGGTCGCGTCCAGATTTAACAAATCGGTCGCAGCCTCGTAGTCAACAGAAACCCAGAAAGGCAGATCAGAGTCAATCGCCCCAACCCTGCCCTCCAAGTCCTCGTCGTTCATTGTCGAGTAACCTGACGCTTTCCAAGCGCCCAACATCGCTCCCTGAAGAGGCTGTAGGGCCGTGTAGAAATAACCATCACCCTTCGAGATGATGCGAAATTTACCCGGCTCCGCCAGCGCCAATATCTGAACCCTGGATCGCTCCGCCACGGACTCTTCGCCCACAGCAGCAACAGACCAGTTCCAGATGCGTTCGCGCATTATCTCGACCGCTGCCGAGACTTCGCGCAAAAGCCCCAATTTTCCAGTGAGTCTCTCCTCACCGGTTCCGTATAAACCTAACGCCCCGCCTTGAGAGCGGCCGGCTTGTAGGCATGCGGAACCAGAGGGACACAATTTTGTCATCGGCTTTAACCACCGAAACAATTTTGTGCTCACGCTGCGAATCATTTCGAGCACCGGACCGGGAGTAACAGTTGAGATACTGTCACCCCAGTTCAGCGTCGGCTTCGCAGTCGAGAGACGATTTCTGTGTTTTTCAAGAGCTTTCAATTTCTTCAATTCAGTTTGAGGAGGCCAATATCGTTTGGACCCTTTCTGAAGAGAGTAGATGAAAGACAAATCGCGCTTAGCGATTCTTCGTAGAACAAAACGAAGACAGAAACCACTGAAGAGGTTATCCACGATGAAGTCATCGCGGACAGGAAGAACATTGTCCTGAAAGGTGCGACACAAAAAGGAATCGAGCCAAAACTTCATGAAAGTTTGCTCGCGATTTTCCTCGTCGCAGTACCTATTCAAAACCTCCGCCGTTGTGCGGAAAGAACTCTTGAGTCTTTGGAAATCCTTCGACGTGAACCACTCCCTTGCAGAGGAGCGGAACGCGACGAATGGCCAAACTAGAGACTCAATGTATTGACGAAGAAATCGTGAGGGCCCAAGGCCCGTCACAATCCCGTCACATGCATAGTTTACCACGCTGGAGACCATTCCCGTGGCCGAACGTGAGTTCGACAACAAGCGTCTCAGTGACACCTTTATCACCAAAAGTGGTTGAGGTTCAATACGATCAGTTTCAATACTGTCGTCACTGAGTGGGGGCCCAATTGTGCCCCCTGTCATGACAGAAGATGAGGATGCTTTCTTCTCGAC